ATTTGGTGCGAGAATGTTTTAACATCTTTAGCAAATTGGATAGCGTCCGCGCTTGCTTTAGTTAAAAACCCTAACGCAAAGACTCCAGCCATTTGCCCCCTCAAGTCTCCCGCCATTTTCTTGCCGGATTTCTTAACGCTTCGGCCAACGTTTTTCATCCCTTGGTTAAAGGGTTTAGCGTCCAAACCGAGTTGCGCCATTAACTTAGCAATCATTTAATTATTCTCCGGGTCTTGGTTTTCTTGGTCTCTTAAAAATTGGGCATAACGTTCTCCAAATTCGTCCGCCTCTTTCTTTGCGTTTTCATGCTCTCCCGTTTTAATGGTCAAGTTTCCTTCCATTTCTCCTAGTGTAACTATGTCCCAAAGATTCATGGCAAAAGGACGGTTCATTATTTCGGCTTCTGTTAGGTTAGTGTTTTTATGAAGTTGCAACCTAATAACTTGAGGTAATGGAGTGGAAAGGGTTTTACCTTTTTCAGTAAACCAATAAGAGGGACCGGTTAAAGCTTCCTCAATATAATCAGCTAAAAACTTAGCCTCTTTCTCAAGGTCAATCTGTTTGCAAACTTTAGCTAAACGTTTGGTGTAACGTTCAACTTCCCCGTTTCTTTGGGACTCTATAAACTCCTCAAATGTGGAACTACAAACGACTACGGCAATGGCAAAATCTAAAACCGTTGCAGGTCCACCAAGGAGTAAGGCGCAATTGTTTTTCTCTAAGAGTATGTAATGCCCCAAACTAAAGGGGCGCAACTTAACTCCTAGGACCTCGTAAGTGTCCGGGACAATTGTATCATTAAAGTCCCGCACATCTTAAATCGCTGCTGCTACGTCTAAATCACACCCGGCATACTGTTTAAGCGTCATGCTAATCCTTGCCTCGGCATCATTAGAGCGAGTTAATTCACCACTTACATAAGACCATTTTCCGTCTGTGGCACCATCGGTATTATTAGTAGCAGTATTTCCGTCTAATGTTGTTAAATGTTCGTCTGATTCTACTAAAGTAATAATTGTTCCCGGGGCGGGTAACAAATTTTCTATGTAACCTTGAACACCGTTTAAAGTTGCCGCGCTCGGGACAACTTCAATAGAGCATTCACGGTTATGGTTAGAATAAACCATAATTGATACGTCCCCCGCTCCGTTTTTAATTTCTGTTACGTCTGATTGATTAGAGACTGAAACGCTTTGCAATTCGGAATTACCAGAACTAATTGGTTCGGTACCACTAGAAACAAAACCGGTCGCAGTTATTCCCGCAACACCCCATACCACATATTTGCCATTTGCTGTAGCCATAAAAACAAACTTTAACGGTTAGCGTGGCTGTTTCAAATTTTAGCCCTAACCTAATGAACCCCGAGGCTTGCCCATTTCTTTCTCCATGCGTCTCTTAACCATATGCTCGTAAAAACGTTTCATTTTACCCATTGAAATGCCTTGAGCATAACGTAACCACCGGTTTGTCTGAGAACTTGAGGTGGCGTAATCTTCAAGGTTAGCAAATACTATTTCTTGCCTAGGCCAATTCATTTTAGAAGAACGGTCTCTAATCATTCCTCTCCCGGTTTGTTTTTGTGCCCATTTATACCAACCATGGCTAACCCTTGCTTTTAATAATCTTGCTGCCTTGTTCCAACCGGACTTATAGGTTCCTATTTTATTAGCTACTTTTGTGATGTAACTATTTTTTGCCCCTTTATTAACTACAAAGACTTGTTTCCCTGTTGTCTTGTTGACTCTTCCCCTTCGGTTTCTATATCGGTTATGGAAATCACTAGGCACATTATTAACTACTGGTCTCCCTATTATTCTTGAGAGTGCTTTAAAATCCTTCTTGTTAATTAACTTTCTAATCTTTGGGTCTTTATAAAGGTTCAACTCTTTAAGAACACCAACGACGCGACTAATATCTATGTCTACACTCTTGCGCCCCATGTCTCTTTGGCTTTTTGAACCTTCAGAAAAAGCTTTGCCAACTCTCCCGCTATGCGGCGGGGTTAGCTTAATTAAAGTTTCTACTAAGTGCCTACCCGTTAAACGCAAAACCTCTTTAGCTTCTAGCCCGGTCTTGTCCACCAAGTTATCAACAGCGGTGTAAAAGCGTCCGTCATCAATTGTAAATTTAGTAGCCACTAGCGCAAACGTCGAAACTTATTGTCCCCACAAGAAACCTATCCTCAACGCTTTGACTAAGCCGAAACCCGGACACCCCGCTTGTCCTAATGTCTTGGTCTGTTGCATCTAAAGTAGTGGGTAGTGTCGAATCCAAAAACAAATCGCGGACCTTTGCTAACAAAGTCCGGTGAGTACTTGCCGCATTTGTCGGGTCTACGTTCGTTCTAATTTCTACGTTTATCCGCACTACCCAAATCCCTGATAAATTACTTCTCTCCTCTGCGCTTTCCGCAAAACAAATTATACCGTTTTTCTCAAATGCCCCGTCATTAATCCCGGGGTGAGCGTCATAGACAGACGAATAGGTAGACCACCAACTAGCCTCAGTTAATACCTCTTTAACTGCTAACTCTAGCTTAGAGTCTATATTGTTATAGGGACTACTCATTTAAAGCCTTTAAACCGTATTGTATAACGTTGCCGTCTGATAATCCCCTTGTGTGTACTCGGTATTCATTACCAACTAATAAGGAATCAAAACTTGCTGTTACTGTTAAAACATCACCAATGGCAAGGGGTGTAGAAAAGTCTGAGTTTTTACAATATACGTCCGCGTCGTATTCGGGCACTAAACCCCCAACCTCTAAACTATTCTCCTCCGACACTTCCCCTAGATAGCCTGTGAAAGTAGAACCTCTAAAAGTAAAAGTTGTAGGCCACTCATCCATGATATATGTAAAATCTGCTAACATAACTATGTCTCTACTTTCGTCTATTATTACAAATGAAAACGCAATATATCCACATGAGTCGTCGTCTTGTTTCGTTAAAATTTCCCATTGCCCTAAATTAAATTGGCTGTTGTCCGGTCTTGTAAGACTAAGGATTTCAGAAGGGTTAACAGGAATAGCGACGTTACCCCCTGTCTTGCGTAAATATATTGTGTTTTGATTTTGTTCACTATGCGGACCTACAATAATTAACGAACTGGTTTTGACATTCGTGTAACCTCCAAGTTGAGTGTTACCCGCTGTCTCATTTTTAATAATGCCGTCATTTATTCTAACTATAGTCATTAGAGAAAAAGGGGGAGGGGGAATTTACCCCTCCCCCTTGCACTAACAATAAAACACTAGCTAATTAAAGGTCTGCTTTAGTCATTGCGAAACTCTCAGGATGACGAACAGCAATGTCCGTAAAGAGAGAAACAATTAAGCGAACTGTCCCCGAGCTTGCACTTGTAAAAGGGTCAACCAAAATTTCGACCCCATCCCAACGACCAATAATAAGGTCTGCAATGTTGCCAAAAATAAAGGCTGTACCATTTGAATCACTACCCAAGTTGTCCGGTACGTTGTTCGATGTGAACAATGGATAACCACCAACTCGATTGTCAGAGTCCAGTAAGAACTTAGCGGTTGAACTTGCCACTTCAGTTGTAGCTAGTTTAGCGCGTCCAGCGGCAGAAGTTAACCAAACCAAATCACCCATAAGAGCGTTATCTTGGTCAACTTGCTTTATAACATTCCAGATTTCAGAATAGTTAATTGTTTGATTGTCTCCTTCGTCCCCAATACCGGAAGCGTTTATAATTCCGGTTGGCTCATTGCTAGAACCACTACCGTTAATAGCGGCAGAATCTTCCGCAATCGCAAGAGCTTTAAGTATATCGTTACGAAGCACATTCTCCATGTCTAAAGAAGACTGAATCATTAATTGCTTAGATACGTTAACGTGTACGCTCAAACGTTTTGGTGTAAGTGCTACTTGGTCAAAGCTTGGAACAGCCTCGGTAGGACTTCCCTGCTCTGCTACCCAATAGGCAGTTGAGCCGGTAGACATACGAGGAATGCTAACATTGCCTTGTAGACCAGATAGAACAGTTGCACCCGCTTGCTCTACAACCACCATATTAGATAGTCGGTCAATAAAGTTTGCAGAATCAACAGTGTCCTCAATAGTGTTACCACCGTAACCAAGTCCGCCGCCTGATGTTGCGGCTGTAACGTCACGAACTTTCAAGTCATTAGGAATAAGCAAGCCTTGTGAGACTCTACCGTAACGCTTTTGAGCTTCTTGGCTAACTTCGTTTTCGTAACCTCCAAAACGTCCGTCTCTTAGATAACCGGCTACGGCATCACAAAGGCTAAAACGTTTTTCCTCTTTAGGAGCAAGGATTTCCCCCTTGTCTTGAACAGGCTCGGTTTTAAGTTGGTTATCAAGAATCCAGCGAGAGAACTCTCCCGGAGACTTGCCGTCTTGAATGGCGTTATGTGCGTCATCCATGCAGTTATAACGTGCGCCTAGCGCAGTTAACTCCTTAGAACGTTTAAGCTCGGCATTGCGTGTATTTTCCGCAATCACCTCAACGTTAGGAGCGTCGTTTTTTACTTCTTCACTCATATTATTATTTTCTAATTTAATAGTTTTAGTTTGTTGCGGTTGTTCGATTTGAACACTCCGGCCAACTCCAACCGATGGGTCCGCTGGTACAGAAACCACGCTTATCTCTAACGGTAGCCAACTAGATGCCCTCAAGGTGTCCAGCCCTTCGGTAGCTTGTTCCCTAACCGTATTGAGGACATAATAACCAATGCTCGTTAACCCACGAACTTTATCTAATATGTCTCTGTAAATTTCTTGCGCTCGTGCTGATTTGCTAAACCGGACTACTGCCCTCCCTACTTTGTCGTCATCTATTCGAGCAGATTCCACAACACCAATTTGGTCATTAGGGTCATGGTTTAATAAAAGTGGTGCGCGATTGTTTAAGCGCGTTAAATTAACACTTTCCGCGTTATGGTCTAAAACTTCTAAATACCCGTCTCTTTCTACGGGTGTCTCGGAACTAAAAGACAATTCAACCACGTTAGACTCTTCTAATGCTCGGACTTCAGCGTTAATGGCTTCCCGGGTAACTACTTTTTCAGTTGCTCGGTGCTTGTCCTTGTCCTCATCATAAGCATTACCCTCTCCACCTTCGGGGTCCGGTTCTGTTGATTCTGTAACACCTTCCGGTTCTTCCGGGTTCTTTTCCATTGTGATGGTTACAGTAGTAGCGTCCTCTTGCACATTAACTATGTGCCGTTGTTCTATTTCCTCACTCATCTTGTTCAGAGATTACGTTTTCGTCTTGCTGTTTCAAATCTTCACCAAACTTTAACCCCTTCTCATCAGCTAAAGTGTTGTCTAATGCTATTTGGTCAAATACGTCCTCAACGTCTCCGCCTCCCTCGGCTATAATTGTGCGCCTAGACTTTAACCCTGCCTCAACTGCCGCAACGTTAGCTTGTAAATCTTTTAACGGGTCTACCCATGCCCACCGTCTTGGTTTCCATGTGGGGGCATTCATCTTGTCAAATCGTCCAATGTTAAACGGAAAGTAGTTTGCCAACATTGCAGACTCTAACCATGCCTCAAACACTGGACCTACAAACCCGTCAATATACCACTGTTGAACCTTCTTAAAATGTTCACGTTGTTCTAGTACCCCCGCCCGAATGCTTGAATAATTAACCCCCTCCAAGTCCCCGCTTATTAGTTCGTAAGATACTCCGAGACCACTGGCAATTCCGCGCAAACAAGTTTTAACAAAATCTCTATAGGCTGTTGTTGGGTGTGACGGGTTCCACTCTTGGAACTTCATACCACTAGGTAACTCCTCAATGGTTCCCGGCTCGGCTTCCATTAAATGATTGAAATCAGAATCCTCTTCACCGGTGTAACCTTCTGAGTTTTCTTTAAGTAACCATCCCATTTTACAAGAGCTTACTCTTGCGGCTACAACTTCCGCCTCTTCATAACCGGCTAATTGTTGTAACCGAGTCATTGCGCTAACCATCCAAGGAACACCCCGGGTTTGGCTAATGCGTTCTTGATTGTAAACGTGGATAATTTCGTTTGCTGGTATACGTTGACGCTTTCTAAAGCTTGCCGCGTAACTCTTGCCCGGATGGTTTTCAAGTATATGGTAAGCTATTGCTTTTCCAAACTGGTCAACCTCTACACCCATTCTAATCTCGTTACCGTTCTTTAATGTCTCGTTATGGTCATTGTCTAACCGGTCCGCTTCGATAATCTGCAAAGCAAACCCGAAATTATTTTTGTAACCTCTTAAAATTCTAATAAGAACATCCCCGTCCCTAGCGCAACTTCTCAACGCTAAACGTTGTAAGTCTCGCCAAGTCATTTTACCCGTTGGGGTGCAATTGGCAGCTTTACCCCATGCGGTCCAAGCTTGCTCAATAGCAAAGTTAGCAAATCTGTCCGGGGTGTTGGGTTGGTCCATAACCTTCATTTGTAACCCTATCCCATGCGCCCCTAGTACGTTGTTTTCGAGACCGTCTAAATAGCGGCGGACATAATCGTTATTTCTTTCTAACTCCCTGCAACGTCCCCTTAACCTAACTAAGTCCCGCCTTATTTCTTCGTCTGCCGTTGTAGTTGGTGCAAGCCAATCACTTGTTAAGCGGGACACGCTCGCTCCTTGAAAGCTTCTTTTTTGTTGTTCTTTAACAAAACCAAACCGCTTGGCTATTCTATCAACTAAACCCATTTTAAAATCTTGCTTTAATTAGTCTGCCTGTCCCCTTGCCGTCCTTCGTCTTACGAAAACCCTCTTCCGCTTTTAACCGGTCCTCGTATCTCTGCAATAAATCCGCTAACTCGTTTATTGGAATCTTGTTAACACTTCGTCCACCAATATTGTAAGACTCCATGTCACTGGTTGCTCTACCCTCTAAGACGCTACGAATAGCCTCAACCATAACGCGGGTGTGTGTTCTTTGGTCGGTTGTTGCGGACGTAGCTAAAGCGTTGAGGTTTGCTTTAATGGTTAACTTACCAGAATCAACCATATAACGTTCACCGGATTTGGTAACGTAAGCTTGCCAAGCATAAGTTCCAGCGGTGTAATTAGCAGTAACAGAAGCGGCAACAGTTATAGAGTAATCGTTAGCGTTACTCGATGCGGAGATGTTAAAACCGGTTCCGGTTTTGCTTCTAAATGAATAACTTAGGGACCACCCATCTGCCGGGGTGTAGTCCACCACCGTCTTATCAAATCTAAGTGTGTCCCCGGCAATTAACTCATACGGTTCTATTGTCGGTGTAGTCGCCGCCATTTAACGGCGATAGTATGAGGGTTTATTTGTGTTTCAAATTTCAGACTTACGCGGTCTACCCCTTGGCTTGCTTCCCGGGCGGGGTGGTTTGCTTGCGTTAGCCTTTGATGATTCTTTTTTAGCGTCTGAAGTACGAGAACCCATAAGAGTGCCAAGGTTTAACTTATGACCGCACTTAGGGCATTTAATTGGTTTTTTCACGTTAAGGACTGCAAATGTAAATCAACAGAAAAGATTTTATCTCCATCAATTCTTGATATTGTAAGACTAACACTCTCTTTTTCATTTTCTAAAAGAGCTATTCCAAACTTTGTTACATCATAATTATTTTTTGCGTCTAGTTTTAATAGTTTGTTAGATTGGACCTTTTGAACCTCTTTAATAGGTTGTAACATTTTTTTTATAATACCAATCCCGCCGGGAACATACGCTTCAACAATTACAGTAGTTTCTTTTTTTTTGTTTTTCATACTTTTAAAACCTTATCTACTTTAAGAGAACTTAAACCATCATCATAATTAAATGTGCCCCAAAGCTCCGCCCCGCTTGGTTTATTTATAAACTGCTCTGCTTTGTTTTCAGTACAAAACCAAAACAGTGAATGGCTAAACCCTGCCACGTTTTTATAAAGGACGTTAGGGCTGTACTTCTTACCTTTACGCATCTCCCAACCTTCGGACGCAAGGAACTCAAGAAAGGTATCCTTATAAATTCTTTGTGTAACCTTTTTAATAATGCTCTTATAAAATGTTGAATCATTTTCACCCTCTGAATCAATCCACTCCCCGCGCTTAAACTTCTCCCTAGCTTCCTTAACAGAATTAGCCTCAACTATATAATTCTTTTCATAAATAATATAGTCATCTACTCGTAACTTGTAAGTCTTTATTTTGTTCCTTTCTTCTTTTGTTTAGAAAATCAATCCAGCCTTGTTTTGAATTTAAAACTCGATAAGACCTCTTATCAATTCTAAAGCCTAAATTCACAGGCAAATTTTCCCAATGAGAAGCAATCTTGTTAGCATGGTTATTACTGTGTGCATATTCATCATGGATTAACTTATTGTCGCTGTTATATATTTTTACCCGAAATATTGTCATTCGTTTGTTCCTTTCTTTTTGGTTAAAAAGAATAAGCAAAAGGTAAACCAGCGTTATCCCGCTCGCCTTCATATTCACAAGGTTCCTCTAAATTCATTTGTTTGGCTTTTTCTGCAACTGCCTTACGGAAATCTCCTAAAGTCATTGAGTCATAACCAAACTTAGCGCAATAGTCTAAAATCTCTTGTGCTGTCTTAAAGTTTTCCTCGGGCAACCAATAAAACAAACGAACAACTAAACGCTTTAAAAGTTTAAAAGTTGATTTTTCAAAACCGCGCTCATTGATTTGTTCGCTACTATAATTAATGTCATAGAGAGCTACATCGTGAAAACGAATATACTCAACCTCATCAACACCCATGTCTCGTTCTACACAACCTAAATTTGCACCAATAGCATCAGCAAAATAAATTAACTGCATGATTTCCCAATAGTCCTTAGTTGGTTTTGAGCGCATACTATTACCATAAGGCATATCAACCACATACGGACCTTGCGCTTTGCTGTTAACAAATGCCTTATCCAATTCTAAGTAATAACTTAGGCCATTATATTCTCTATTCTTTTTCATTTGGTTCCGGTCCTGCCGGTCAAAGAAACCTACCAGTTAGGTTATATAGGGTCAACCCCTATCCTACCCCCTGTTTATGGGGGTTATTAAAGTTTAAGACCTAAAATTACCTACAAACCCGCCTTTCCTTATCGGACTTCTAGGTTGTCGTTTTGGTTGTTTGGTTTCCGGTTCTGCTTCTAGGTTTCTAGCTAACTTCTCTAGGTTAGGGTTTAGAATAACCAAAGCGCAGTAAGCGTATATCCTAACGTCTAACGCTTCGTTTCTTGCTGTTCCGCTTTTCTTTTCCCATACCCTTGTCTTAACTCCCCTTTGCATTTTGCTAACTGCTTTTTCACTGGTTAACATCTCAAACCAATACTCATCATAACCATTACCGATTCTAAAATGATTATAACCATAACCGGGTTCATCAATCTTTAAACGTCCGTAAATTAACTCTTTAGCGGTGTCGGTTCCTATTGTGTAAAGCCTAACACCTTTAACACTAGACTTGGTTGGGCGGGATACAATCGGTTTACCGAATCCACCCATTCCCTTGATGGCAAAAATATTTCTTGGCTGTCTAGGGTAAACAAATTGATAAACTTGTTGCGTTTGAAATCCTGAGTCCACACAACACCCGGCTATTGGTAAAGTTCTACCGTCTTCAGTCTCAAATCTAGTTTGTAAATACTCGTCTAGGTTCTTCCATACTCCGGGGTGTGTTGGTTCACCGATAAATTGCCGGTACTCAATTCCCCAAGACTCCTCACCCGGTCCCCACGCTACCACCTCTGTCTCTAAACGGTCCGCTTGTATATCAACCCCACAAGTTAAGATAACACCACCCTCGGGGACTTCCGCGTTAAAGGTTTCTCGTCTAGCCATTAGGTAGTGGGGTTGAACCTCTTCGTGTACGTCCTCCCAAGCTTCAGCCATGAATGTGTTAGTCCAAGTCTTTATTCCTTCGGTTCCTCTTTTCTTGGATTCTATAAACCCAACTACCGCTTGGTGTAATCGGTTTTTAAAACCTTTCTTTGCAGGGAACACACTACACAACCCGTTTAGGTAATAGCCTCTCTTACCGTTAAACTCTTGCCCTGCTCGCCACTCTCCAGCCATTACCATGGCAACCCTCTCCTCGTCGGTTAGGCTAACGTTGCAATGTTCACACTTGTAATGTGCGCTTTCTAAATCTTCGTTCTCCCATATCACTTGCCTCCATTTCATTGTCTGGTGTTCTCCACACTTGGGACACGGACACCACCATTCGTTCTGGTCTGTTAATGAATATTCCAATTCTATCTTGGACAATCCCTTAACTGTTGGGGTGCTTGTCTTGATAATGATTGCGTTATGAAATGTGTCCGTCCTTCGTTCTGCAAGACTTAACGGGTCCCCTTCTGTCCCCGCGCTACTTGGGTAACGGTCCACCTCATCACACAACAAAACTCTAATAGGTCTTGCCGCTAATGATGCCGGGGAGTTTGCTCCAGCCATTGTAATGTGTCCGCCTAAAAACCTTTTGTGTAGTTTGGTGTTGCCACTGTCCCGAGCCTTGGGGTCTGCAACTAGACGTTTTAAAACTTCGGTATCTCTAACCATAGGAGCAAGCCTGTCCCCGGACCATGTGGTTGCCATCTCAAGAGTAGGTTGCAAACACAAGATAGGGCTAGGGTCTTGTGCGATATAAAAGCCAACTATGTTGTTAATGACTTCCGTCTTACCCGTCTGACTTGCCCACATCAATGTTATGCTTTGGACCTCGGGGTCCATAACCGCATCCATGGGACCCTGTTGGTACGGGGCACTCTTTACCCGATAAGCTCCGGGTCTTGCGCTTGCCTCACTCGATAGCCTCCGGTGTTTCTCCGCCCATTCCGTCACTGTCAACCTCGGCGGGGGTCTCCAAGCTTGAAACGTCTCGTCCAACTTCGTCAACACGGGCAACCACTCTCTCGGCACTCTTGAGTCTTGTAAGTTCATTTAAAATATCATCTTTGCTTATATCATCTATCTGGCTTGCCATTATTTTGGAACGGCATGACGTAAATACATCCTCCATATATCTTGCTACAGATTTCCGGGGTATCCATCTGCCTTGCAGTATAAGCAATTCCGCCTCTAGCTTTTTACATTGGGCAAGTAACCTCCGGTTTTTTAGTTCCTGCTCAGATACGTCATTACGTCCCTTCTTACCCTTCTTTTGCACAAAACTTAACCACTCACCCAAGGAGTAATTACCGTTTGCATCTGGTTGGGGTGCGTCTTTTTCTATCTTCCAATTATATAGGGCTTGGCGACTTACACCCAATAACGAGGCAATTCTAGTGAGGGTTACTTTGTCCTTATTCATTTCGGTCTGGTTTGTAAAGGGGGGTCGAAGGGCTTTTTCTAAAAAAATAAGGGAGACCCGGACCATGCGACAAAAAGCTCTTGGAAGGACCCACGAAGTGTATAAAAACAGCCACTATGAGGCAAGAAAGCAAAACAAAACAGTAATACCCCACCAGTAGGAGAATATAACCTACATTTAAGAACGCTGTGCGTGTTGCTGATAACATTTTTATTCTGATTGGTTAGGTGGACCCCACCCGGGACTTAAAAGAGGCTCATACGAAGTTTTTGCAGACTCATAAAGTCCCTGTTGCTTGTCGTTTAAATACCCCTCATGGCAACTACGTTTAAAATTCTTTTCGATATGTTTCAAACCTCGACGGATAGACGAGGCATTGACGTTAAGCCTAAAGGCCAACAGCCACACCTCTAAGCCTCCCTTGAATAGAAAGGGGCGGAGGGTTTTAACCTCATCGGCTAACAACATTGTTGGCAACCTCTCAACCCTCTTGATTAGGATAGGTCTAACCTTACCGTCCTCATGGATAACCCTAGCCTCTAAGCTAACACGGTAATCAATCACCGCTTGCTCTACCACTGCCAAGGCTAACATCCTAAAATTCCAAGCGTCATCAAACTGCTTCAAGCATTCTGTCCTCCAAAGCTTTCAATTGTTGTTTCAGTTCCCTCGCTTTGAGTCTGTCCTCCTTGTTGGCATACTGATGCCCCCAAGCGTCCTCATACCCTGCATCCTTTAAAGCCTTTAACCGTTTCTCTAGGATAGCCTTCTTAGCCTTTAGGTCCGACATGAACACCCTAGGTTTATTTGTGGGGGGTTTTACCCTCTCCCCCTCTATATCTCTATTCTCTATACTCTTTAATAGAGTACCATTTGTAGTCCGTTTGTAGTCCGTTTGTAGTACACTTTGTAGTCCATTTGTAGTACCGTTTTGGTACTGCAAGGCACTTTTAATACTGTATTTATTGGGTAATCTACCCCCCTGATTTTCCGACGAGATAGCCTTTTTTAGCGATAGTTCGCGCACAGAACGCATGCACTTTCGTCTATCGAGTTTTAACGTTAATGCCATATTGTCATAGCTTAACTCGAACCATTCCGCCCACTTGTGGTAGTTGTTTATATTCAATAAATGGAAGAATACAGCAACCGCATTAGCACTAAATTGCTTCTGTCGGTGTAGTCTCCAGAAAGCATTAATTAGGTCTATATAGCTCATAGGTTAAACATTTCTCTTAGCTCTTTAAACTCCTTGGCTAGTCTAGGCTCGGTGTCACATAGGTTCCTAATATTGTTACAAGCGTTGATTGCTGTCCCATGGTCCTTATTAAATATCTCCCCTATCTCTTGAAAAGTTAGCCCACATAAACGACACAAATACATTGCCGTGTGTCTTGGCCAAATGTGCTTTACTGTCCTTCTCTTCCCTAATATGTCCCCCCTCTTATACCCATACCTATCGGCTATCTTATCAATAATGTAATTACACTTTTGTAAGTTCTGTTTACTGTTTAAATTTACTAAGCCCGGTTTATTCATAATCTTCCACAACCCATTCAAATGTCTCCTTTAATTCCTCTAAAAACTTCCTTTGTTCCTCTATGTAATGCTTGTCTTTGCCATATTCTTTTAACGGTAAATAGTCTAATTTATCCCCTATTTTTTCTATCATGTTATGTACTGACTCCATGGTAGTTGGTTCTTCCTCACTCATAGGTTAATCCGTAGTGCATTATAAGAAGCGCGTCCGCTGTCTTTAGTGTTACCTTTATGTCCGGGTAAAGCTCTTGAGCTGCCTGTTTTAACTCCCTTTTCCATGCGGATTGCTCCATTCCCTTCTCCTTCTTTAACCCTAATGCCCCTTGCCACTCTTGAGGACGCACTAGAACAGTCTTTATATATAAACCGGAGAAGATACCCCGAATAACTCCGCAATTCTCTCCCAGCCTAAACATACGCGCCCCGGGTAACTGTTTCCCTGCAAACGGGGGAACGTCTTCTATATAAACAGTGTTGCTACTATCCGGGTATGTTATGCGCTCGGCTAAATCTCTAAGGTCGTCAACATCTTGAGGCATATTAAAGGTATAAACCTTGTCAGTAGCATAATTAACCGCAATGCCTCCACCTAGTCCCGGGTCTATTCCTATTGTTACCTTGCCCGGGTTATATTTCTCTCTAGGTGGTAACTCGCTTAAAATCTTAATTGGCTTCATATAAATAACCTCCCAACTTGCCCGAGGGGTAGCAGTACCCCCCGAGCTTTGTTGTAGTCTCCGCCGGGTGTTACCCGCGCCACTCCTTCGGAAACCAGTTTTCTCAGTTCACTCCTTAACTTCCATACGGGTATAATTAACGCTCCCTTATTATGACCATGAAGCGTTAAAATATGTACCCACCATTCAGCTTTGGTGGATTTAAAACCGCTTGGGTTTCCATTGTATTGAAATTCAAAAAAAAGGTTTCCAGTAGAGTGCCACATATCTCTCTCTCGCTTTACCTCTACCCTTAAACCCTGCTCCTCTCCACATCCTTGGCATTTGTATTGGTTAGCTAATAATAAGCTAATCCATTCTTCCCCTTGTTCCCCAAATTTAAGGTCTAGGTCAAATGCTGGTTGGTATGGCATTATCCAATCTTGTCGTGAACTTCTACTAATAACTCTACGTCACGCTTTAGATAAGCTAATGCGTTTTTTTGGTCGCTAATCATGTTACGCCAAAAGTTAGCTCCGCTGTCCGTCTTGCCTTCTAACCCTAAATGCTTTGCCAATGCGTTTAGACTAATGCGGTTATTTGCCTCGCTTCGATATGTCCACAAGGTCCATAGGTCCATAAGGTCCAAAAACTTGTCTCTTAAATACTTTGGGTTCCTAATGTTTCCGGGAATATAAACACCAAGGGCATAGGCTCGGCGGATTAAATAAGGAACATCAAAGGCATTAATATTAAACCCACACATTTGATGCTGTCCGTTTGCCTGTTCAAAAAACCACTCAAGCATTCCCGCCTCGTTAGTGTTACTAGGGTTAGGCCCATAATGGTCAATGCTAGTGTCTCCGTCCTTGTGGTATCCAATCGCCCACACTCTTGATGTGTACGCGCTTAACGTAGCTTTCTCTTTCCAGTTTTCACGCTTTGCAGCTATATCATCCTCTATCTTTTTGGGGTCCGTTAGATTTGCTCTTGCTTGAAAACCTTTAGAGGGTTCACGCTTCTTTAACTCTTCCTCGCTTAACGGTCCTGTTTCAATGTCAAAGAATATCATGGTTAGCTAAACAATGATTATTAATTAAATCTTCAACCGCTTTAGTACGCGAAATATTACACTTTGCCGCGTAGTTATCTAATGCCTCAACGTCGGTTAGTCTAAATCTAAAATTTATCAATCTAGTTTCTGATTTATTTTTAGATAATATTTGCTCCTTGTTGTTGTTGTTAACAATTTTTTCAACGTCTTGAGGTTTGCAATTTAATTGTTCTGCTATTTTGTTTATATTCATTTTTTAATTAAAATGGAACGTCGTCGTCCTCTATTTGTTTAGGTGGTGCGTCTTTAACTTCTGCAACTAAATCTTTAACCGCTTTCAATTGCCCGGAGTGTTCCTGTCTCCAATCTTCTAAATAGCGATTAAGAATAATATCACTTTCCCATAAGCTACCATCCTCTTTTGGTTTTGGTTGTCTCTTACTTAACCAATCCATATAACTAGGGTCTTCGTCTGCTATTTTGCCTAAAGTGTCCCCTTTGTATTTTCCAAACCCTAACTCATGCGTTGACCATTCGCCCCTTACCTTCATTTCCATGAAGTCAGTCGTTGCCGGTTTAGGTTGTTCTGCTTCAATCACCCGTTTAACGGGTTGCCTTGTTGGTGTTGGTGTTTGTACTGGTTTCACGTTTGCGGGTTTTGCATTTTCAAATCCTCCGGCGGGTACTTCCTCCATGGGTGTTGTTTCAAGGTTAGCGTCCATTAGAGTTACAACGTGGCTAAATGCCATACGGCAAGCCCTAGAAACTGCTCTAGTTTGTGCCATTGCGCGTTTTGCGTATTCATCACGATTAGCCCAAGTTTTCTCGTCATCACCCACAAACCCGTAACCAGTAGTTAAAACCATGCCGTCTGATATGCGTTTAACATAACCTTTGGCTTGAATACCTCCTTCTACCACTACGGGTTCCTCTGTTCCGGCAACGCAACCATGTGCCCCGGCTATACTTGTCCACCCCTCAACGCATACATATTGCTTACCTTGTATTGGTGTTGCTGTTTTTTTAACTATCTCCCGACAAACTCCAGCAACGTCGGTAGACTGTCGCATAAGCTCGGCGGGGTTCTCTCTTACTGTTAGTGCATTATTTTCCATTTTTGTTGTTTTCCTTTCGGATAAATTTAGACCCACACTCGAAAGCTTTAGAGTATGAGTCTTGGCATTGTGTCCGCCACTCGGCGGCGGGATTTATTGAGTCTCTTAGTCCCATGCCAAAAACACCCCACCACCTAACCAATGGGTTAACCAAATAAACCCCCATTGGATTTAAACCCGGGAGGGTTTGGCGAGATAGTGGTGAGGTTAAATTCATTTTGCTTTGACTGTCCTTTCGTCCATGAACTTATCTAAATCGCTACGCTTAAAAACGTGCGTCCTATAGCCATAACGTATAACCGGTATTTGCCTGTTTCTTGCCCATGTTCTAAGCCTTGAAACCTTTACACCTAAATATTTTGCCGCTTCCTTATATGTCATTTTCCTAACCTTAAAATCTCTACCTTAACCTTTATTAATCCCGCGCTTGTGTCGTTGTTATTTAGCTTCTTAAAAACTGCCTCGGAAACGTCTATTTGACGGGTTTTTAAAAGTCTTTTATTTGGTCCCCTATCATTTACCCGAGTAACTACGCTGTTAGGTCCTAACGTTAGTTTTAAAAGGGAGTGCATGGGTATTGGTTTGCCGTCTATCTCCCATACCGCACACGTTAGAGAGGTCCCGTCGAAATATTCTCCGCAACTCGTTAAACCCTTACTCTCTTTTCCATAGTAAGAGGCTGTAAGGGTTGGAGGCTCGGCATAAGGTCGAGACACAACCCACATAAACACACACGCACTACTTATTATTGTTATTAATGTTTTCATTTGTTTGGTTTTATAAATTCTGGTGGGGTCCACCTTTGTTAATTTTTTTTAGAAAATCCTTTTTGGTGGGGTCCACCTTTTGCAAAAAAACTCTCAATTGCTAACCTAACTACAGAACTAATACTTCTGTCAGTTTGTTTTGCGTGTTGATTCAATTTAATTTTCAATTGTTTGCTAATTTTTAGTCCTATCGTTTCCATTATTAATTTTTATAAAAAGTTTATGTATTGCCTAAAGTGGGGTCCACCTTGTTTATTTTTTTTTCGCTTAAATCTGTTTGTTTCAAACTTTGAGAATTTATGAATTTTTCCCATTGCTCTGGGTTATCTTTTTTAATTTTCACCATGTTATCAATTGCGGTTTTAATTTTTTTGTTTTCAAATAAAACAATTCGAGAGGATATACCTCCTGACAATTGTGAGCAAAATTCATCTGATTTATTTAAAGCGCGGTTTAAACGGTTTAAATTACAACAAGGTAAGTCTAACATTTTGTTTAAATTAATATTCATCTGCTCGTAATCGTTTTGTGCGCTATACGCTGAAGCTTTCCAAAAAAATTTCCAAAATTTCTCAACTTCTGCCGTATCGTCGTTTTTTAAATTTTGAGTAAAAATAAATAAACTACCCAAAACAAACATTAGTATTATTAAAATGTTTAATTTGCCTAAAGTTTTAAAGCTGTTTGTATTTGTTGAGTTTCCTTGGTGATAATGAGACTCAAGTTGTTCCTGTTTTAATTTATTTAGTAATTCATCCATTTTTAGCTATTTCTTTCCTTGTTGGCGTTTCTTTTTTAAATCCCTAATTAACTCTTGTATCACCTCGGTCCGGTTTTTACCGGTTCTCTTACAATACTCGTCAATTTCCTCAATATCCTGCACCCAAACAGATAGCTTATCTTTGTTGTCTGCTCGTTGATTTGGCATTTGTTAAATATGTCACTTGCAAACGTTTTAAACAGGGTGTCCCCCACCGTCAAACTTTTTTTAAATATTTTTATTTTTTTTAATTTGGTTTTAAGTCCCAAAACCTTTTTGCAACCTTCTTTTTAATCCTGTTGTAATAGGCATCTTTGATTATTGACGGACTGTTACCGGCGTAATGTGCTGTCTTACCTATGTTCTCAAAAGCGCATAAATGATAAGAACAAAACGAATGACGAAGCACGTTAACCCTACCCTTTAAGGTTGGAATACGGGCCGGAACAGCCTTTATAGACCTAGTTTGAATCTTGCCGTTACGTTTATACTTAACATCTTTAAAGTTTTTATTGCCGGATTTCATTTTCTGGTAAGTGTTTAACGATACCGGTAACAATCCCCCTTTTTTCTTTGCTGCCTTAATCCACTTAGCTTGGAAATCTGTTAAAGGAATATAACGCTCGGCAGTTTTCCCGTCTTTTAGCTTCTTAGCTATTTCCGGCCCTACGTCAATGGTGGGGTCCTCTTCGTCTAGGTCAATGTCTCCCCATGTTAGTTGACAAGCTTCCTCTACTCTAACGCCACAAAATAGCACTAAAACAACAATGACCGCAGTATATGGGCACTGCATTGCCTCTAATAATACTTGTTCCGCCTCTTCTACTGTAAGTATGTCAACGCGCTTGTGTGGTATTTTGTGTCTTGCTATGCCTTTACTGTCATCGTCCGGGCTAGGAGCAGCAAAAACGTTTTTATCTCCTACACTAAACCCCTCCCTTTTTAAAAACCTCCACCATGTTGCTAAATTGTTTAACTTATTGTTTTTTGTTCGTGGTGCTTTCCATAACTTGTTTGAGTTAATCCATGTTCTAATCTCGGTAGGGTCTAACGTGTCCATTTCCCTGTCTCCAAAATGGTTATAAAATTGCGTAACTGTTGCTCTGTATGTCTTAAAATGTTTTACACCTATCTCCTCTAGATGCTTAATATATATTTGAGACGCTTGTTTAGCTTTAATAGGTTTGCCGAAAGAGAGGCTTGCGCTGTTCCTAACTGCCTCAGAGAGTCCCACATTCATCTCTTTAGCTACCTTTGCTGCTTGTAGTATTTCTATCTGCTCCGCCGGGGTTAACGCTTCCCAGTTAAGAGTCTGGTTTTCTTCCGCTAATTTAACCTCTAAAAATTTAGCTTTGGCTAAAGCTTTGTTTGCAAAATATTTCTTTTTTCGCTTACCTTCAAAATACCAACTAACACAATGATGAATAGCACCTAACCCATTGTCTAATTCGTACATTCTAGGCTTTTTAGACCTCCGCCTTTTAGCTTTCGGCATACGCGATTAGTGAACATAAGTGAACAGTTAAGCAAGGACTTATTTACACAATGGTAAACAATGGAACACAATAACATTAGGAAAAACGCAAAAACTCTTTATTTACAGTGTGTAAAAAAGGAGTTCGACTCTCCCCGCCTCCACCACTTTTTGTTAGGAAATATGAATATTTAAGGTCTTAGTGAACATAAGTGAACATTTAAGGATGGCTATTTGACTCCTAAATATTGGTTTAGCTTGTCCGCTGCAACTAAAGCTTCTTTCTTTGTTGCGAACACTTCCCCCGATATAGGCCAAGGGTCTCCCCTTTGCAACCTAGAACCTATAGGTGTAACCATGCCTAAACATAGGCTTTTTAAGACCCATTTCTTACCTTCTTTTATTGGTGTGATGTGCCCCAAAAATCGGTTAGGTTTTGTACTTCCACGCTTTGGCACTTTTTCCGTTATGCGTCACCTCCACGCAATCAACTACACCCCTTTTGTGTAATAACTTTAGACGCTCATACGTTGCGGAGTGTTTTGCATCTGTTTTTTTTGCTATCTCGGAGGTTGTTTCGTACCCCTCCGGTACTTTTGTCCTTAAATGTTTTGCAAATATCTCAACCCAATCGCTCATAATGTTTCGACTCCAGTAGGTAATACCCATTTGTCCCCCATTTTAGTGGCTAACCACACTTGGTGGTTGTTGTCGTCATATACTCCATAACTCCACCCTACTTGCCACATAGACGTAGCAAGCCTATGCGACGCATAACTCATTTCTTCAAAATTGCATAAACAACCGGCAGAATAACCGTGTGCCCTTCCGTGACGTTTTCCGCTAGATTGCTCCACTCGGTGCAAATGACCCATTACAACACTAGAATCCGCTCCATTACCGTAGTGGTTAGCGTGTTCCGCTACTGCTCGGAGGTTGGCGGTGTAGCCATGTAGGAAATTTAGAGTCCCTACTGTATAAATACCGGTCTTGTAATGGTAAGGTATAACTTGGCACTTAACCCGTTTAGCTGCCTTGTATATCCCCGCAATGCCCTGCTCTGCCGCTTCCCGGACAATTCCATTAGGATGTTCTGCCGCTACTCTGAATATTCTATGGTCATGGTTGCCCATTAATAAAACATCCGGCTTAGTCTTTTCTAGGCATTCGTAACCCTTGAGAGTGTCCGCCCTCAAACCGTCGTAGGCATCCGATTCCGTTTGGCTAATGCCTTTGCGTAATGCTCTATAGTCAAATATGTCCCCTAAGTGAATTGTTAAATGAGGTTTCCATTGTTTCTTAAATTTAATAAGAGAGTTTAAAGCGTCCTCATCAACATTGTCCCCATGGGTATCTCCAAATGCTAACCATCTTTTCATAATAAAGACTCCCACCATTTAAACGCACTAGGGTTTTGTTTCCATACCGTACAAAGCCCGGTAGCTATCCTGTGAACAATGTTCTCCTCTTCTTTAACGTCTACACCTAACGAGTAGACAATAGCGTGTAAGCATTCATGTAAAAAAGTGTCCGCCATAGCGTCCGGCTTTTGGTCTTCATAAATAAATATGGTTTGCTCTGAAGGGTCGCACCACCCCCAAGCTTGGCTTGTTTCTTTGCAGCTTTTATTGACGAACTTAACAGTCCAATTAAGGTTTAAAATCCTAATCCTCTTTGGTTTATTCTTCGTTTTCATGCCCCTTAATTTCTAACTGTTGCAAAATATCTCTCATTCGAGCATCCGGGACAAAGTACCCGTTTAGTTTTGGTGTGTAAGTTTTACCTTTTGGGAGTCTTTGGACTATCTTGTTCGAGTCTATTACCGTTATTGATTTGCAACCGGCGGAGAGAATGCTCAAGAGACTTATTAACAGCGTCAACGTCCCCGTCTTTAATATGCTGGTCAACATTGTTTAACGCTTCCTCTAATCGTTTTTTCCGGGAAGTCTCCCGGGCTATTCGTCTCTTTAACCAAAAGACAATAACAGTAGATATTAAGGCTATTAAAGCCTCTACCATTATTGTTGTGTGCGTTTAGTGAGACCCCTAGACACTGAATACCCTAGAGAACTCATTACCGAAGCAATTAAGCCTAGTGTTTTGTCTGCGCCTGAGTCCGGGGCAATGAGTCCACTAGCAAATAAAATACCTATCAAGGCAGTTATTGAGGCTAACCAAAACTCTGTTGTTCTATAACCCTTAGTTTTTTTCATTTTTATTTTTTAGCTCTTTAGCCAATCTAACAGCAACATACACAACCGATAAGCCTGTTAATATTACTGTCAAAATTTCGTTTATATTAGTGAGGTTTGAAACCCAACCAAACAATGTAGCCCCACCCACTTTAATATCTGTTCCATTCACTCCTCACCCAATCCCATTAAACTAATTGCCAAATCCCCTATAAAATCTTTTTCTGATTTATTGCTTTTTCTAAACTCTTCCCAAGTTGTTCCAGTAATAGAAATGTCTTGCTCTATTAAAGCGTCTGGTAGTGTTGTTGTTACTGTTGTCCCGTCATCTTGCTCTACAGTCTTAGTTTTGAAACCGTAAGCTTTAAAGAGAAAACCAAACTCTTGCGCCCCCACCATTTGTATTTGGACAAGGCTAACCGGTAGGTCTTCTTTGGGAGTTGTTTGAACCTCAAACACTATTCGCCGCCTTCAGTCGGTTCCTCTGTAACCATTTCGACCGGCTCAATTTCTGGTTGTGTCATATCTTGCTCTATGCCCAAATCAGCAAGAACTAAACCAGTAATGTAAGCGTTATCACTGTCAGCACTTTCGGAAGTCCAATTAGTCCAATTTTCGCCCTCAAGACGGTATAAACCATTATATAACGGCAAAGGCATAAAACTGCCCTCACTATCTTTACCGAATGCTTGAACAGCATACTGTAGCGAATAAGGCGCGTCGTTGACGCTATTAAGAGCAATTACAACTTTAGAGAAGTTTTTGCCCTCATCAGGTTTCGGGATTACGTTAACTTGTATCATGTCTAAATTATTCGGTTGTTGCTAGTTCCTCGACTACTGGTTCTGATTGCAATAATTCAACCGCTCTTTCTGCGCTTGAGTCATTTGGCGCACAAGCCACGAGTTGAGTGTTTATAATTGTTTCAGTTTCTTCTGTAACTGCATTACCTTCGTCGTCAAGAATTGCATTGCCTTCTTCGTCGAAAGTTTCTGTTACGGATATTTGAGGCTCTCCAACGAGCCAATGATTTTCTAATTCTGAATGTGGTATTGCCTTCATTTTAATTAATAATCGTGTAGTTCAAACGACGAGTTCCGCCGCTTCTGTTTTCAATTTTCACAACAGCAGACTGCACTGCCACTGTTACATTACCATCAGTGCCAGTCGTACCCGCCACATCGCTTGTTGATACATCTAGGTTTGCAGACATCCCGCTGTAAGCGGTTGATTTGAAAATATTAAGACTTGTGCCGCAGTCAAAGAACACTTGCCCGCTAATTGTATGATTCGGGTATTGACCTTCGGGCGCAACATTGGAGTCAAACACTATGCTAATCCAACCGCCCTTCCTTGCTGGCGTGATAGTCGTTACCGCATCATCTGCAATTGTTAATGAGCCACTAATCACTCCTTTTTCAGAAGTAACAATTCCGTTTGAAAATGTGGCTAGGCCCGTCGCATCAATTGTTAATCGAGCAGTGCCAGTATCAGTCGTATTATTTGCGGCAGTCCAGAAACGAATTAATGTAGCTGCATTAAATAAAGAAGACCCACCTCCAATATTAACATTGTTAGCACTAGTCGCGCCCTCAATGTACAGACCCCCGACAGGTTTTTCAGAATTGGTGTAATGAGGTGTTGCTAGTCTACCTCGTTTCAAATTTGAATTAGTTAATGTGGATGCGCCACTGTCAGCCCCGAGTAATAAGCCAACATCACTATTTGAACCTGTTTGTATTTGCGTTTGTGCACCAACGTTCACAACTCCCGCCGAATCAATCACCATTCTGGCCGCACCAGTGCCATCATCAGCAGTGTAAAAAGACATCGATTTGCCCGCATCTTCAGCAATTAATTTTAGGTTGCCGTCTGTTTGTAAATAACCGTGCTGGTTACCAGTGTTACGCAGCATTATACCTTTCGTCGTATTGGCTGTTCCGTCAATTTTTATAGCAAGGCCGTCTTGATTAATTGTTACGAGTCCCGCCGATGAAATCGCCATACGAGTTGTACCGTTCGTTCCAATCGCAATGCCGTGCGCACCGTTTCGAGCTATAACTAAATCATCGTCTCCCGCTCCTGTTAATAATGCACCGGCACTTGAAGCAACTCCTATGTCAGCGGTTGAATTGCCGTTATTTATTCTAAGAGCTGGGTTTGTAGCGTCTGATAATTCAAGCAGTCGGCCCGGTGAACCAGTTCCTATACCCGCTTTATCGGCAACAATAGCCCCGTCAATTGGAGTGCGAGCGGTTGAAGCAGAAACAGAAATTGCCTTACTGTTTAATTGAGTAAGAGGCTGAATCTGACTAACTCCAGAAGCCGAACAAGTGCCATCTGCCGCGCCGCTAGAATCCTGAACCATCAAAGATTGTGTAGGGTTTGCCGTTTGCAACTCATACGAACTAACCGCTCCTATTTGATAAACAAATATGTCGTCAAGCGTTACCGCTGCGGTTGCAGATTCTGCTCGAATGTATAAAAAATCTACCGACTGACCGACTGGCCAATCCATTTCAAACGAATTACTACCCGCTGTGATTGTGTGTTTTGCCGTGTATATTCCTGAGTCGTAACAATTAAACGTAGGCGCACCCGTCAACGCACTAGCTGTGTATTCAACTCTGTATTTTTTGCCACCAACTAATGAAACGTTATTACGACAAACTTGAGTAGCTGCACTCGCACCCAATTGCATAGCGTTACTGTTATTAGTTTGAGTGTTCCAATCATTGTAAGTGTCCCAGCCGTCAAGACTGCCATTAAAATCACTATCAATTTTCTTAGTCTGACTACCGTAAATATCAGAAAATTCTAGATTTTTGTTCTCGAATTTTTCTTTAACTTCCGAACCGGATAAAACGCGATTATAAAACCGTGTTTGCGATATAGTGCCGTTGAAATTGCTTAATGCGGCATTGTTATAATACGAACCAATCGCACCATCAGAGCAACTGTCAATGTCTGAGTTACCTCCTAGCGTTAACGTGCCGACTTGAATCCCGTTATCATAAAGAACCGCAGAACTTCCATCAACTGTTACAACGAGATGATGAACATTTAAATCATCCAAAACTGACACGCCAAAATCACGCCATTGTGAATCATAAATTTGCAAATTTGAAGTGCTTGGCCCACCACCAAAAACAAATCTACCGCCATTGCCAAAATCTATTAAATGGCGTGCCCCTGAAGTTAACCAAGAATCAGCTTTTGCAACAAACTCAAAACTAAATTTAGTCCCCAAGTCGGGCGGCGAGGCAATGTCGATATTTCCTGTGGCACCATCAAAATGAAGCCCGCCAGATTCCGCATTTGTTAGCGAGCTTGTGACTTCGCCCGGTGCCGGGTTCTTTTTTATTAAAGTAAAGTTAGACATTATTATTAATCAAATGGTGAGTGGTCTATTGCTACAAATCCGCATCCGTCTCCGGCTGTTTTGTTACATATCTCCCATTGACTGAGTGTGAACTCTTCCCCGTTTGGACCCGTAACGCTTAAAACGTCTCCCGGTTCTAATGGTATTTTCACTGTCCCGCCAACCTTACGCAAATAAACAGTGCTTGCGTTTTCGGTTTCTGCGGCTTTATGAGCCACTACAATTAAAGTGTCTACTTGCGTAGTTGTGCCGAGTGCGGTGTTACCGTTTGCGCTCCCGCTTGTTATATAACCGTCCGTTATGTTTATCTCCGACATGCGTATTACTTTCTTTTAAATTTTTTGTGTTTCAAATTATTCCGCCCCACCAGCATCTCGGGCACTTAGGACTTGCCAATAACCTTCGGTCCCTTCGTAAATTAAGGTAATTACACCGTCCCCGGTAATTACTAAACTGGTGTCCATTATGTTAATACGGTCCGCGCTTGTAGCACTACCGGACAGGCTGTTAACTGTTAAAGTCTGACTTGTAGAATTGGCATTAACATAGATATGTAATAAGTACCCATCTACACCCCCCGCTATACCGTTTAAATTAGCGTTACCACTAAACCCGGAATTGTCCAAACGGACATAAGAAGAGTTTGCAACGTTTAAAGCGTTTACTGTTGCGGTCCCTGTTACGGTTGCTTTGTCTAGTTTAATATAACCCGCCGCGCTTGTGCTGTTTCCGGTTCCGCTTTTAATGCCATCGGCTTTAATTGTAATAGATTGTTGTATAGGGGTCCGTGATATGCTTGTCCCTGTTATTTCTATTTCAAGTGTTGCGGTTGCGCTACTGTTTGGGCTACCAGTGTTACCGGCTAATAAAGTGTTATTAACCCCGGCAGTGTTTAAGTCTAAAGTCCCCGCGTGGAATGTTTCCCAATCTATGCGGCAAGTACCTCCGCTAGTGCTGCTATCCGCAACAATAAAATCACTTAAAGTTAATGCGGAATCTGATTTAGTGGCAAATATCCCTTTGTCCTTAACTGCTAACTCGGTAATTGCACCAGCGGCAACCCCTTTAACGACCAAAACAGGGTCATCACTTGCCGAGCCTGTTGGGGGTTTAAGTTCGTCGTTTAAAGTGTAGTTACTGCCTCCGGCTACCGGCTTTGCTGCTCCTACTCGATATTTGCGCGTCAAACTGACTGTAGAGTATGCGGTAGCACTTGTAGCCCCGCTAGGGTTAACTAAACCCACTTTAACCGTTAAGTTATCTGGTAGCGTTTTATATTGTGAGGCAAACCCGCCGCTTTCATCCTTTACCAACAAATAAACTTCTAAAGGAATTTGGTCCCCTTGGATAAGGTCCGGGAGTGTTATAGGGGAGGAATCTATTGAAGACGTTACTAAAACATCGTCTTGTAGGTCAACAAATAGCTTGAGCAGATTAGCCACATGAGCATTTTGCCCCAAGTTTTAAGGGTTTCAAATTTAAGCGGTGTGCGTCTTAGCCGCGTTTATTTGACAGAGATAAGTGTAGCGGTGTCTCGGTTTGGTTGGGTAATAATAATGTTTGTCGGTTGTAATGTTTTCTAATTCGGTTACGGCAGTTTCGACCCGTCTACTATCATCAATATCAATTTCTAACCCACCTTCTAAACCAGAACTACCGGTCGTTATAATAGTTTTCATAGGCTTTATACCAAGGTTAGCCCTAGGGTTATTTGTGCGTCCGTTTGTGCCGTCTACAATTTGTATAACCAATCCTAGTGGATTGTTAAAGAAAGAAGACTTAGCACCGTAAGTCGTTCCGTCCGCTTGAGTCGGTCCGTTGCTTTTACCCATAGGGTTTAAATTGTAAAATGATGCCGTTGGTTGCTTATAAAATGTTTGGCCCAAAGTTGTTTCGTCAATATCACTTTCATTAGACACTAAAGGAACATAGTTTAAACTAACACCATAATTAACCCCAGTAATAAAACCACCGCTTGTTATATAAGCTTTGTAGTTTGCTGTTCCACTTGTGTTTAGTAAGAAAGCATTAGTTACGGAAATAGTGTTACCAATGTAAGGATTATCTTGGCTTAAACTTGCTACCCAACTGCAAGGCGCGGCTACCTCTTCAAATCTAAAGCCTAAACCCTCCGCGTCTGCAAAATCTTTGACATCTGAAATTTTAACATATCTGAAGTCGTCAACGTCGTCCCGTTCGTGCTGGCTTGCGTTGCTTGCTACGCTTGTTGATGCCGCGTTTCTTATTGCTGTGCTGTCAGGGAAATCAGTGTAATCATAAATCTTACTTGCACCTAATAAGTCCGTATATAAGTCGTCTTGACTGTCTCCGTCTACAAAGCCCTCGTATAAATCAATAGGCGCAACAGAACCATTAAACCAACCCGTTCCGGGTTTCATAATACGATTACCAAAATAAACCTCATCAATGCTTAACGGTCTAATCTTATCCGCCTTCTTAACTAACACGGCAAAATTATTGTAATGTTCTTTTAATAAATTAACTCGGTTATAACTTGCCGGGGTTTTTGTTGTGTTAAGATTTGTAGCAGTTTTAGAGTTTTCTACCTCAAGAATCACATCGTCTATAACTAACCTAGGATAGTTAGGATTATTTATTTCGCCGCCAGCAAACGAACCTTTGCTAATCTTTGCGTCTATGTCGTTCGTTAAAAATTTAATGTCTGAAGACGTTAAGTCTCCAATGTCGTTAAGCGTTAAGTCTTCTCCCGTTGGGTCCCCTTCAATGTCGTTATGTTTAAAGGTTTCTGTCCCCGCTGTTATAGGTGTTGCTGTTTCGTATTGTCTAACCTTCCTTGGTGTTTCGTGCATACGGTGGAACTTATGAGTGTCAACATGATGCCGGTAGTTAGTTCCAACAGCGTTAAAGAATGAATCCTTCCACATACTTGGCCAACCGCAAGTATAAGCATAAAGGTAGCTTGCTTTCCCTCTAGCATGACCACCCATGTAGCTCGCATCATGTAACCTTAAAGGGATAAACCATTCTTGATTACATTTTAAATTTAGCGTCCCACTGTCTAGCGTAAGTGTGAAAGAGTGGTTAGTCATTGCCCCGCCCCAATAAGCTGCATTATCTCCCCCGCTTAAAGGTGAATGAATACCAAAGACATCACGCCAAATTAGTTTAGGACCCTCAGAGGTGATTATAACGTGTTTCTCTTCCGGGTTAGACAAGCTACAATAATTTTCTACTTGAGACTTTAAATAAGCTACGTCTTTGTCTGTACCATCGTAACCCGTCCCAACTTTATCTGGGTTTGCTCCACTGCTTGATATTTCATTCCAAAGCGCATGATAATTCCTAAAACTTTTAGGCTGTAATGCTAGGTCTGCACCTATAGTAGTTGAATATTGATGAATGTCCGGGACCTTTAAAAAATGCGTCTGTAATTTGTAGGTTGTAGATTCTAAACTTAAAACCGCGTTAACGTCGTTAATTTGTAAAACGTTTGTTGATAAAGGCCAAAGCTCTAAGAGGCTAGGTGTTGCGTTAGTTGCTAAATTAGTGTCATCATTGTTCGATATTGCGCTTGGTTCAATATTTGCATCAATTGTGTTTAACTCAGCCTTAAAAGAACCCCAACCATCGAAATCAATTGTACCGGTTTCAAGAGTGCTACTAGAGGTGTCTTTTTTTCGGTATCCAATTTGTCCTTTATGGTAAACTACATCAGCAATTTTTGTACTGTTTGTAATCTCAGGAAATAACCCTTCGTCTTTATATTCGTCTCCTATGTCGTTTTGAGTTGCTGAATTAAAAAAAATTCTTTGATGATGTCCGGCAGTACTTAAAAACGGATTATTATCCATTCCCACATATTCAAAAACATTATATAAATAATTCGGGTTTGTTATGTTGTTAGCTCGCATGGTTTGAGCTATTGAACCCTCAAAGCTGTCAAAGAATAAGAACCTTGGGTCTGTTGGTATGCACTTAAAGAAATAATTGTAATCATGGTAAAACGTTGTGCCTATGCGCCTAACGCTCATTTGATTATATGCGGGTAATGTAAAAGTTTTATGAGGGTCGCTAATGCTGCCGCAATAAATAGTATAATCTCTATTTGTTAAATTATGAACACGGAAACAATTATATTTATTATAATCATCAGGAATTGAAAACTGATTTCCGCTACCCTCCGCAATTAGCAATTCACTTACTGCCATTTGCCAAACCTTCTCCGGGCTAGGTTCTGTATATTCCCAAATTTGATGTGTAACCCCACCGTTATCTCGGGTGTGGGCTTTAAGAGACCTTTTTAAATTAGGTGTACTACTCCCAGCTACATAAGCGTATCCATTAGCGTAACTACTAATGGTTGCGTTTGCTGCCGCTGTGTCATAGGTCGATTGGTTGTAAGTGTTTGGGATAGTTTCAAACGCGGCATAAATTGGAGTGCTTGAAGTTGGCCCATGGGGAACTCCGGGATACCAAATAAACTCATTACCTTTATAGAGATAACTAAGTGGATAACTTGAAGGGCTAGAACTTGCCCCAATATGTGATAATAAATAAGTAGAGCAACCGTTAAGAGCTTTGTTAAGGATAGCGTCCGCCTCGGACCATAGTGCATTCATTCGGTCCGCTGTTGGTTGTTCGTTTCCTATTAAATAATTTACAGCCAAACCGCTTTGCCGCTTCCGCCACTTGTCGTTTTTCCTTTTGCTTTACCTTCCCGAATAAGTCCTCGGGTTGTTCGTTTAAAATTGGTATTGCTAGACTCAACCGGAATTAAAGATAAAATAACATCTCTAATTTGATTATGATAAGCTGCCTCGGGTGAGTTGCCTTTTAGTTTTGGTGGGACACGAATCATTTAACTAGCTTCCGGGTAAATAAAGTTTGGCCAAATGTTTAATTGCCACTCTTGGTTCCGCTCAAACCTTCCACCGGCTACTTGTGTAACTTGTGGAGATTTCTTTAACCACCTCCATTTATAAGTGTAACCGGTTCCTGTTATATCACCGTCAACAGTAAAGGTAGGTGCGGGAATATCGCTAACAGTTGCTTGAATCATTCCGGGCATTCCTTCCGCGCTTGCTACTTGTTGTGTTGTCCAAATATAACCCACCCCATAAGTAGCCATTTGCCTTTGATAATCCGACGCAACTAACTCCGATTTTCTTAAAACATATTCAAAGTCCAACCAATTCTCTTGGCCTTTAGATAACATGAAATAAAGAAACTTTGCGTTATTTGTCCAAGCTCCGGTTGCAGTTGTTCCGGTGTGAATGTTAACAGCAAAAGCGGCGGCGGCGTTTGCATAAGTTCCGTCGTTTACTTTTTCAACTGCTTTCTCTACGTCTTTAATTGTGTTGGGGTGTAGCGTTAAAATTCTCCAATGTGACCGAATGTCTTTTTGTGTGTCTTGACCAATTAACTCCCATGTTGTCGTTACTTCTGCCTCGTTCTCTCCCCCTCCGCCTCCGGTATTATCCCGGTTAATCCTTGCGGTTAATGTTGCTGTTGGTCCGCTGGTTTCATAGTTAACGTCGTCAACGCTACCTACGAAACGACTCATTAACTTTCTAACGGCATCTTTCTCCCCTTCATATCGGACCTCACTAGAGAATCCGCTTTGTTTATTCCAAGAGTAACGCCTCCCGGTTTTAACTAATTTTTCTTTTCCTATTATTGTTGCCATTATGATGGGTATATATTTTCGCCGGTTTGCCCGGTTGCCGCCTTCTTAGTGTTTGCCTCAATGCCTTTTTGGACTGCCAACTGTTGTTTGGCTAAGTTAACCAAGCCTTGTGGACTTCTTACTAATGCCCCTATTTGTTGGGCACTTGTAAGGGAACGACTTGCCCCAGCTTTAGCGGCAGACGACTTATTAAGCTTTTGCGCCGCGTCCATTGCTTTAACGTCTAGCTCTAAAGCTTTCTTTTTGTCTTCTGGCTTGCCCGTTGCCCTTAACTTTTTCGCTTCTGCTTCTGCTTGTTGCTTTTGAAGTTTCAACTGCTCTTTTTGCTCGGTAGTTGTAAGCTTCGCAAAATCTAATTGCTCTTTACGTTTTTTAACTTGTTCCTCTAAAGTCTTTATTTGTTTCTCTAATTCAAAATCCATGCCTTGCCCTAAAAACTTTGCGGCAGGGTCTGCTCCCCCTTTTTTAGTCATGTCTTCATAACGTTTTTTTTGTGTTCGGGCTTCGTTTAAAACATCATCAAAACCAACTTTAAAAGCTTCTCCAAATGTTGTGTTATCATCAAACAAACTAAATAGACCCGTAAACAAACCATTTAACGGAGCTACAACCACACCTTGAAAGGTGTTAATAAAACCGTGTCCGAAGTCTACAAGATTCCCAAGAAACTCCCCAAACCATTCGCGGTTACTCGCAGAAAACGCATCAAGTTTTTTTGCTGCTAAGTCTAAAGAACTTAAAGCTTCCTCGCTTATTGCAAACTCTCCAGAAGCTTCCGCCATTTTTCTTAGTTCTTCTGACCCTTCACTAATTAAAGGCAAAACTCTCCGGCCTAAATCGTCTCCGAAAGTTCTTATAGTTGCAGTTAAAACCCGGCTTTTGTCGTCTGTATTTTTTGCAGCATCAGCGAAAAGCATAAAAGCCTCCCAAGGGGTTTTGCCTTTCATCTTATCCGCTTCTAAGCCTAATAGTTTAAAATCCTCTTTAACACCAGCGGACCCGCTCATTGCGTCGTGCATTTTGTCGGTCAACGTTCCAAATGCGTCGGTCACATCGTTAGTGTCTGCTCCTACCGTTTTAAATAGGTAGTCCATTTGCTGGAACTGGTCCGTTGTTAATCCGATTTGGTGCGAGAATGTTTTAACATCTTTAGCAAATTGGATAGCGTCCGCGCTCGCTTTCGTTAAAAACCCTAACGCAAAGACTCCAGCCATTTGCCCCCTCAAGTCTCCCGCCATTTTCTTGCCGGATTTCTTAACGCTTCGGCCAACGTTTTTCATCCCTTGGTTAAAGGGTTTAGCGTCCAAACCGAGTTGCGCCATTAACTTAGCAATCATTTAATTATTCTCCGGGTCTTGGTTTTCTTGGTCTCTTAAAAATTGGGCATAACGTTCTCCAAATTCGTCCGCCTCTTTCTTTGCGTTTTCATGCTCTCCCGTTTTAATGGTCAAGTTTCCTTCCATTTCTCCTAGTGTAACTATGTCCCAAAGATTCA